ATTTTGGAACCATTATGATTCCAACATTGCTTGCTGCAACTGTATGTTTCATCGTTGCCTTCATTGCCGCACCTCCGGTGGACATTGATGGTATTCGTGAACCTGTTGCTGGTTCACTTATGTATGGAAACAATATCATCTCTGGTGCTGTTGTTCCTTCAAGCAACGCAATCGGACTTCACTTCTATCCTATTTGGGAAGCTGCTTCCCTTGATGAATGGCTCTACAACGGTGGTCCGTTCCAACTCGTCGTGTTCCACTTCCTCATTGGCATCTATGCTTACATGGGACGAGAATGGGAACTTAGCTATAGACTAGGTATGCGTCCTTGGATCTGCGTTGCTTACTCAGCACCTGTTGCTGCTGCCTCTGCTGTATTCCTTGTGTATCCTTTCGGTCAAGGTTCTTTCTCTGATGCGATGCCTCTTGGTATCTCAGGCACATTCAACTATATGCTTGTCTTCCAAGCAGAACATAACATCCTTATGCACCCCTTCCATATGCTTGGAGTTGCTGGTGTCTTTGGTGGTTCACTCTTCAGTGCTATGCACGGTTCTCTTGTGACTTCTTCACTGGTTCGTGAAACTACTGAAACTGAATCGCAAAACTATGGATACAAGTTTGGACAAGAAGAAGAAACCTACAACATTGTTGCGGCACACGGGTACTTTGGTCGTCTCATCTTCCAATATGCTTCATTCAATAACTCCCGTTCACTTCACTTCTTCTTAGCAGCCTGGCCCGTCGTGGGTATTTGGTTCGCTGCTCTTGGTGTAAGCACCATGGCATTTAACCTTAACGGATTTAATTACAACCAGAGTATTCTTGACTCACAAGGTCATGTAATTAACTCTTGGGCTGATGTTCTTAACCGTGCAAATCTTGGTTTCGAGGTGATGCATGAGAGAAACGCCCATAACTTTCCTCTGGATCTTGCTGCCGCAAGTAACACCCCTGTTGCTCTTACTGCACCTGCAATCGGTTGATAAGTTAGAGTTTTCTAATGGAGACCCCGAAAGGGGTCTTTTTTATTGCTAAATATTTAAAGTTATGCTATAATAACTTTAACAACTAAACCCACTATGAAAACCTGTAAAATCTGTAATCAACCAAAACCACTTACGGAGTTTTATCAAACTGTAAGAAATGGAAAACCTTATGGACACCATGGAAAGTGTAAAGAGTGTTATATCAAAAAACAACAAGAAAACTATAATCCATTAAAGCAAAGAGATGAAAATCTTAAACAAAGATATGGTAAGAATTTTGGACTATTGGAATATAATACTCTGTTGGAAAAGCAAGGGTATAAGTGTGCTATTTGTGGATCTACTGACCCAAAAGGTAGGAAATCTGGAAGAGGTGGGGCAGTAGATGTTTTCTATGTTGACCATAATCATAAAACTGGTGAGGTTCGTGGACTTCTTTGTAATGTATGTAATAGAACAATTGGGTATGTTAATGAAGATGTTGAATTGATTAGAAATATGATTGAGTATGTTAAAAGGCATAGAGGTGAGCACTAATACTCATTGACCTTTTTGTTACGATATGTTAACATAAATATGAGAAATTACATAGGAGGCTATGGTATCTTCAACTCTTTCACAACCTATTTCACAGAGAGGATGGTTCGATGTCTTGGATGACTGGCTTAAACGAGATCGTTTTATCTTTGTGGGTTGGTCTGGATTACTTCTTTTTCCCACTGCTTATTTGGCCCTTGGTGGCTGGCTTACTGGCACAACGTTTGCTACAAGTTGGTACACCCACGGGTTGGCGTCTTCTTACCTTGAGGGTGCTAATTTCCTCACGGCAGCTGTGTCAACGCCTGCAGATTCTATGGGTCATTCTCTTCTTCTACTTTGGGGTCCTGAGTCTCAGGGAGATTTCGTCCGTTGGGTCCAACTTGGGGGACTCTGGCCTTTTGTGGCACTCCACGGGGCTTTCGCTCTAATCGGTTTCATGCTTCGTCAGTTTGAGATTGCTCGTTTAGTAGGAATTAGACCGTACAATGCTATTGCGTTTTCTGGGCCTATTGCTGTTTTTGTCAGTGTGTTTCTCATGTATCCACTCGGACAATCATCTTGGTTCTTTGCGCCGTCGTTTGGTGTTGCTGCGATTTTTAGGTTCCTCCTATTCCTTCAAGGTTTCCACAACTGGACACTCAACCCCTTTCATATGATGGGTGTTGCTGGTATCCTAGGTGGAGCACTTCTCTGTGCTATTCATGGTGCTACTGTGGAAAACACACTTTATGAAGATGGTGAAAATGCAAACACCTTCAAAGCATTTGAACCAACTCAGGAAGAAGAGACCTATTCAATGGTTACTGCTAACCGTTACTGGTCGCAAATCTTCGGTATTGCTTTTAGTAACAAGCGTTGGTTGCATTTCTTTATGCTCTTTGTTCCCGTCATGGGTCTCTGGACATCTAGTATTGGTATCATTGGACTTGCTCTTAATCTTCGTGCTTACGACTTTGTATCTCAAGAAATTCGTGCTGCTGAAGATCCGGAGTTTGAGACTTTCTACACAAAGAATATTCTTCTAAATGAAGGTCTTCGTGCTTGGATGGCACCAGTCGATCAACCACACGAGCAGTTTGTATTTCCAGAGGAAGTATTGCCCCGAGGCAATGCTCTTTAAAATAAATAAGGGAGTTCCTCAAGAACTCCTTTTTTTATGTTTTTCATCCTCATAAATTTTATACTCTTCGGAGTTTTTATGTTCATAATGTCTCTTACCCAAGATTTATGATATCTTCTACAACACCACACAAACTTGCAGAAATTATTCGTGATACTTGGCCTCAACTTTACAGAAAACCAGAATCATCTTACAATAAACAAAAGACTCTAAAAGATGAAAAAGTATAACGAAGAATATTTTTCAGTTGTTGAAAAAAGAACTGGAAGAAAAATTGCAGATTGTGGTAATGAAATGGATGCACATGTAATGGTTTCTTTTGATCCACAGAACCGAACAATTGCAAGGAATAAAATTTTGATGAGTCCAGTAATTGATGTTGAAATTCCAAAATCACTTCCTACAACAAATGTTGTTGCATCTAATGTAAACGAAGGTGGATGTACAACAAGAAAACAACAATTGCTTGATGCTGGACAATTGAGACTTCCAGAAGATCAAAGAATTCCAGTTATCACTAAATAATTTTCAGTTTTATTAAGAATTATGAAGTTCACAGTTTATTCAAAAGATGGTTGTCCATATTGCACAAAAGTTCAGCAGGTGCTAGAATTGGCAAAACTACAGCATGTGGTTTACAAATTAAATACAGATTTTACTCGTGAAGAGTTCTATGCAGAATTTGGAGAGGGATCTACCTTTCCTCAAGTAATTGTTAATGAAAAACATATCGGAGGTTGCTCCGATACAGTTCAATATTTGAAGGAGCAAAATCTAGTTTAATGAATACTAATTTTCACGAAGTTTATAATGATGTTGAAAAGGCAATCGATTATGCCTTTAATGGACAATTTGTTTTGAAGTTTTATGATTATTTGAAAATTCGTGGAACAAAAAGATACGAAGTTGAAGAGTTTATTGAAAGCACCACAGCAAATGAAATTAATAATCTTGTAATGGATTTAGATACGTATTTGGAAGGTGGTGCAGATGGTATTCATAAACAACTTCGTGAGGCTTATGGACATATTCCAAAACCTCAAGCAAGAAAAATTAGAAACTACATCTATGGCATCTTAGAAGATGCTTGGAAATATAGTAATGATAAACGACCAGGAAGACGCAAGAAGAACACTAAATAATAATGAACTCCAAATTAATCGGGGTGTTGAGTTATTACTACGCAATAGGAGGAAGGAGAAATCAAAACCAAAAACTTTTCAAGTGAAGTTTGGTAAAATGATTTCTCTCTTCCGCAGAGAGTTTCATTTTTTTATTGAATTTCACTTCGACATTAGGAAAAAATAAACCTCTCTGGAGAAAAAAATGTTAGCAGTAACTCTAACTATAGGAACATTAGTTTCAATTATGTTCTTTTTTGTAGGAGGTGTGGTAGGATGGTTAGCAAAAGAACATTTCTATCAAACCCAACCAGTTTTTACACACCCAGAGATGTTTGACTCTAATGGTAATGTAATACCAGACGAAATTTTAGCTGTGAGATTTGAAAACGATTATGACTACGACGAAGACGACGAAGACGAAGATTGAAACTCCAATTGAGAGTCTTCCACCCAATCCATTTGTATTTGAAGTTTTAGAACTTGCTTCAAAACAAAGAAGTAATGCAAAAAAAGTTGAAGTTCTTAAAACATACGAACACGATTCTTTAAAAACTATTTTTATTTGGAATTTTGATGAGACTGTAATCAGTCTTCTTCCTGAAGGTCCAGTTCCTTATGGTGATGTAAAGGATCAAAATGTTTACTCTGGAAATCTTTCTGAAAATTTATCAAAGGAAGCCTCTGGTGGAGAATCTGCAACTCAACAAGATTTGCAGGGAAGGGGAAGAACATCATTGCGCAGAGAATATCAAAACCTTTATCATTTTGTAAAAGGTGGAAACGATTCTCTTTCTACAATTCGCAGAGAAATGATGTTTATTAATATCCTTGAGGGATTGCATTCAAAAGAAGCAGAAGTATTAATTCTTACAAAGGATAAAAATCTATCAAATAAATATAAGATAAGTATAGATAATGTTAAAGAAGCTTATCCCGATATTCAATGGGGTGGACGTTCGTGACAGTTGCAGTAAGTGGAGAAAAAAGTATGGCAGAATCCGAAAAAGAAGAAAAAAATATTCTGCCATCACGATATGGTTGTGAAATTCTTTTAGAAAAAACAACTCTCGGGCAAGCAAAAGATTCTTCTTTTCCAAGTGATGCCTATTTAGTTTGGTATATAATTGATGGAAATCAATATCTTGATTTAACAAGAGGATCTAAGATTCGTATTTTTGATATGTATCATGATACATATGGACTTGGAGCACTCAAAAAAATTGATTTTGGTTATGGAAGAGTGAATCCCAAACTCTGGGGATATAAACAGCCCGAAAAAAAGAAAAGAAGATGAACATTTGTATAATTGGTGCAGGCGCTAGTGGGATGATGGTTTGCACTGCATTAAAATCTCTTGATTTTATAAAAAAAATTATACTTATTTCTTCTCCTAAAATACCAACAATTGGTGTTGGTGAAAGCACCACCTATGGATTTAACTATTTTCTAAAAAAATATGCAAATCTAAATGATTTTGTAAAAAAATCTGATGCTGCAGTAAAGTATGGAGTTGTATACTCCAATTGGTCTAAAAACAATTTTATTCATGGACCATTTAAACATACTGTTTTTGAAAAACATGGGTATACTCAAAAACAGTATTTTTTTGAATTGATGATGAATAGAAATTTACAAATTCCATATCATGATCTGGCACTTAATGGATTTTGGAATATGATTCAAAATAATAAAGTGTTACTTGATGAAAATGAATATGGACACACCTGGCATTTTAATGCAGCAAAGTTTATCTCATATCTGAAAGAAGAATGTGAAAAAAGTCCTAAAGTAGAATTTGTGAATGATACTGTAGTTGATTGTTTTTTTAAAAAAACATATGACAACAACATTGTAAGTTTTGTTGTAACATCTTCAGGTAAAAAGATTGAATCCGATTATTATGTAAATTGCTCAGGAGAAAATTCAGTTAATGAAAATGTATTCCAAGAAAAATATTTAAATCTTTCTGATTATTTGCTGACAGATAAAGCAGTAATTTATCCTTTAAAGTATAAAAATAAAAGAAAAGAATTTCACCCATATACTGCTGCCAAAACAATGAAATGTGGGTGGAGATGGATAACTCCAACATGGAGTAGAATAGGCACTGGATATGTTTTTAGCTCTAGACATTTATCAATTGATAGTGCTATTGGAGAATTTAAAAAAGATATTGGGGATGATAAAATTAATCCTATAGTTGTTGAATTTTCTCCAAAAGCAAATAAGAAATATTTTAAATATAATCATTGCACTATTGGTATGTCGTCTGGATTTTTGGAACCATTAGATGCTCCAGGACTTTCCGCAACTTGTTCAAGTATTGAATATTTAATTGAAGCACTAGAGAAAAAACAAAAATTGAATAGTTTTGGTGTTCAATATTCTTGTGATATTTCTGATTATGTTCATCAAAATAATTTGGATTATTTACGACATATTGAAAAGTGTAATCGTGAATTGGGATATCAGTGGTGGTTACCTTTTATATTGACACAATATAAAACTTGTTATCGAAATGATACTAAATTTTGGAAAGATCAAAAAAATGTTGTATGCCCAGAATATGAACGTATAATGAATATGTTAAATAGTATGGATGATAAAAAATGGAATTATTATGAATGGGAAATGTTATTTCGAACAATTTCTGCAAAAGATATCCCGTTGAATTTTAATTATCTTTTAAAACAAGAACCTTTTGCTATTGATGGTAAAACTGAACCTTCAATGCATCATTTAGAATATATTCAACAGTTTCATGATGGAAAAATATTATGACAAGAGGATTTAATATATTAAAATTTGATCTGCCGATTAATAAAAGCGAAATCAAAAAATTACTTAAAAAATATAAAAAAATCAAAAAATATCAAAGATCTCCTCTTTTTGAAATTAAAACTATGGATGGAACCGAGACTTATGTGAGTAAATTAATTCAAGAAGGACAGGAGAACCTATGATAAATGGGCAAGCACTATTTACTTAATTTGTACGGATGTTCATTTGTTCTGTTGAATGATGAACAATGTCTTATAGACTTGTTAGAAAACGCAGCAATTGCGAGTGGTGCTACTGTGGTTCAAACGATTTGGAAAAAGTTTGAACCACAGGGAGTCACTGTAATGTGTTTATTATCTGAAAGTCATATAAGCATTCATACTTGGCCTGAAGAAGGGAAAGCAGCAGTAGATGTTTATACTTGCGGAGACTGTAATCCAAAGATTGGATGCGATATCATTATCCAACAACTTTATGCATCAAACCATACACTAAGTTATATTGAACGTTAAACCTAAATACATAAAATTTTATAACATAATATGAAAATAATTAATGATATTATAGTTGTGGGAGGAGGAACAGCAGGATTAATATCTGCATTGATGCTTAAAACTAAATTTCCACAAAAAAATATAAAAATTATTGAATCTTCTAATGTAGGTATTGTTGGTGTTGGAGAAAGTTCCACAGAGCACTGGGGAAAATTTTGCAAGTATGTGGGTATACCTCATCTTTCTGTAATTCTAAAATCTAACGCCACATTTAAATTGGGAGTCTATTTTGAGAATTGGAGTAAAAATGATTTTATACATACGATTGGTTATCCATTTTCTCAGGTGAGTGATGATTATTATAAAGTATATGGGCATTTGATTGCAAATAATAGTTTGCCTATGGAACTATTATCTTATAGTATTCCAAAAAATAAACTAAGCATGTCTTATTTTAACGACATTCATAATTCACCGACAAACCAATATCATTTTGATACCTTTGCTTTGAATGAACTTTTACATGAAGAATGTAATAAAAGAGGAATTAATATTGTTATTGATGATATTGAATGTGTAACACTAAACGATAAAACAGATGAAATTTTATCTATTTTGTCTAAAAAAAGTGAATACTTTGCTGATTTTTTTATTGATTGTTCTGGATTTTCTAGGATTCTCTTGGGGGATGTGTATAATATCAAATGGGTATCATATTCACAATATCTTCCAGTTAATTCTGCGATTGCATTTGCAACTAAAGAAATGGAAGAATATAACATGTACACTAAATCCACTGCAAGAAAGTCGGGTTGGTCTTGGATGATTCCCACACAAACTAGAACAGGAAATGGATACGTATATTGCGATAACTTTACCAGTAAAGATGAAGCCCATCAAGAAATGGAAGAGGCATATGGTCAATCATTAGAAATTGTGAAAGAGTTTAAATTTGATCCCGGCAGACTGGAAAAAGCATGGCATAAAAATTGCTATGCTGTAGGATTATCACAAAGTTTTGTTGAACCACTAGAAGCAACATCTATTGGGAGTGTAATTCAACAAATGTTTTGTTTTATGAATTTTTTACCCTCGTATGATATTAAAACTTGCAACGAAAAAGTCAACCTCATATTTGAAAATATTGTTGATTATATTCGGGCTCATTACTTAGTAAAAAAAGAAGACACTCCTTTTTGGAAAGAAGTGAAATATAATCTTAAATTAACTGATAATTTAGAAAACTATTTAGAGATGTGGAAAAACAGACTTCCATCGGTAACAGACGTTTCATGTAATTGGGCAATGTTTTCTGCTGTGAATTATATCCAAATTTTATATGGATTGGGTTGGTTTGATGTTGAAAAAATAAAATATGAGTATGAAAATTCTGGGAAAGATGATTCTATAGATCCATTTCTAAAAAAATATGATGATGAATCTTTTTGGTTGGGGCATAAAGAAATAATAAAATTATTAAAAAACGGATGCTTGGGGTAATTTTTGTAGCATATGTTACAAAATTGCTTGACTATATACGTCAGGTAGATTAGACTGCCTATACGTTCATCCCAGTATGGGACGGAAGTAAGCCGACTCGGAACGGATCGTTCATTCTCTATTCGCAAATAGAGAACGCAAAAGCCGACTGAAGGAACGCTCTTTAACTTAAACAACTAAGGAGAACCCTAATGTCACAAGTCGTATA